CAAATATTAGTAGCACTTGGTCTTGACAAACAAGAAGAAAGTGTTTCTCTCGAGTATCAAGCGAAACTTGAAGATGGTACTATAATAGTTTCTACTGCTGAATCATTAGAAGCAGGAGTGGATGTATCAGTTCTTACAGAAGATGGAACAACTATGTTACTTCCTGTTGGAGAATACAAGACCGAAGATGGTCAAGGTTTTTCTGTTGAAGTTGAAGGTGTAGTTGCTGAACTTTACGAAAAAGAAGAAGAAGTAGTAGAAGAAGAAGCTACAGAAGAAACTGATAAGGAAGAAATGAACGAAGAAATTACTGAAGAAGTTGAAGAAACTGAAACAGTAGAATTTGATTCGGTTGCTTTTATGGATGAAGTTAAGTCCGTAGTAGTTGATCTAATGAGTAATGTAAATACTGAGATTGAAACATTAAAATCTGAGTTAGCAGAACTTAAATCAACAAATGAAGAATTATCTTCAGAAAAAGAAAAACTATCTGCACAAGTAGTAGAGTTATCAAATGAACCTGCTGCTAGTCCTGTAGATATTAATAAATTTAGTGCATTAGGCAAAGAGCTTTCTAGTAAAGATATTGCTAAAATGTCTAAAAGAGAAAGAATATTATATAACATAACTAAATAAATAAAAAAATGGCGTTTAACGTAACATCAAACTATTCAGGAAAAGCATTCGGACAATATATTTCGGCTGCTTTAAAAGAAGCTAAATCTTTAGAAGGTTTAACTGTCTTAGAAAATATTAAATACAAAGAGAACATTAGAAAAATGGCAGGTTCTAGCTTAGTAGCAGATGCAACTTGTGATTTTACTGATGCAGGTACTTTAGCTTTAACAGAAAAAGTATTAACTCCTAAAAACTTACAAATTAACGTAGACCTATGTAAGAAAACTTTACTATCAGGTTGGGAAGCAGAAGAAATGAAAGCAGGTTCTTTTAACAGAAATGCACCAACTTTTGATCAGTATGTATTATCTTACTTTGGAGAATTAATTGCAGATTCAGTAGAAGGTTCTATTTGGTCAGGTGCAGATGCAACAGGTGGACAATTTGAAGGATTCTTAACGGCTACTACAGGTGCTTTTGCAGTTGATGGTGGTGTAGTACAAACTGATAACACAGGTGGTGCAGGTACTGCTTATTCAGCTACAAACATTATCTCTAACCTACAGACATTAGTTGCAGCTATTCCTGCTAACGTATATGGTAGAGAAGATTTAAGAATCTATATGAACATGAAAACTTACAGATTCTACATTTCAGCTATCTCTACATTAGGATATGTTAATGCTTACAATATGCAAGGAGATTACATCCCTGTATTTGAAGGTATCACTATCCAACCATGTCCAGGTATGCCAGATGATGAATTAGTTGCTGCTGAAACTTCTAACTTATTCTTCGGAACAGATTTGATTTCAGATATGGGAGCTTCAATCAAAATGCTTGATATGACTGACCTAGATGGTTCAGACAATATGAGAGTAGTTGCTAAGTTCTCAGGAGGTGTACAAGTTGGAGTAGGTTCTGATGCAGTACAACAAAACTAATAACTGATTAAAAGGGAGTAGCTTCGGCTACTTTCTTAACTTTAAAAATAAATAATATGTCTTGTAATTTAACAAAAGGAAGAAATATAACTTGTAGAGATACAGTAGGTGGGATAAAGGCAATTTATTTCGCACAGTTTGATGAGGTTGCTTCTTATGTAACTGCTTCAGGCGAATTGACTGACTTTGACTTAGGTGCTTCTGATGACATATATAAATACACTTTAAAGAGGGGTACTGCTTCTTGTACAGAAACTTTAACAGGTTCTAGCGAGAATGGTACAGTATTTTATACTCCATCAGTTCAAATAATGTTACACAAATTAACAAAAGAAGATCAAAACCAAGTTAAACTATTAGCTTCTAATAGATTGGTTATATTTTTGGAATTAAATGAAGTATTGACTGCTAACAATCACAATGTATTATTAGCTTTAGGATTAGAAAATGGTATGGAACTAAACTCAGGTACTAATGCAACAGGTGCTGCATTTGGTGATATGAATGGTTACACTTGGACTTTTGATGGTATGGAAAGAGATCCAATGGTAACTGTAGCTGACTATACTACTACTCCATTAGATAATTCAGCG